CTCTATATACATTTGTAGATACTTTTACAAGATTGTCTGCTCCTGCAGTGTTATGTCCATACTGATCAGTGTACCAACTAAAACTAATAGGTGTCCCTGCTAATGGCGCATCCGTACTAATATATATCGACTGTGTGTAAGTTTCCCCAGGCATGTACATGTAGGGAAAACCAGGATCTTGTGGTAAAACCTCTAGGTACATGCCTGGGGTAACTGGCAAAGATATTCCAGAAACTTGGTTAGTTGTATCCCAAACAGTATCAGGAATGTTACCGCACATTACAAATGGTCCAGAAGTTCCTGTCAACAAATTCACCGGCATGTTCTTGTATGGCATATTGTCAAACGTCTTCGTGGCTACCGAGTGGGCAATGCCATCGGGAACAAATAAAGTGAACGAAGATGTGATTGCATTTCTGCCCTTAGGAACATCGTCAACATCTGTGAGCACGGCATTCCAGTACACAGACAAGTCATCATTGAACGAAACCTGATGAGTGTCACCGTGCAAGATGCCACTTAGCTTATAGAAGGCAGTGCGAAACGACTTTTCATCAGCTGCTATAAGCTGATAGCCAACAGTGATTTCCCGAGATGGGTTTCGTACATACTCCAGCATTTCGCCATCAGATATTCCTATAGGATTGCTTTTAGCGTCTTGTTTAAGAAGCTCACGCCCTCCGACCTGAAGTGTTTGATAACCTGGAATCAAGTCTTCAATGTACTGGCCATCAATTTTCATTGCCTCAGCCGGGTACTGTTTCTTATCTGCACCCGTGAAGGGCGTCGTTTCTCTGAAATCGTACAATTAGACTAGCCCCTTTCGATAATTGCTTACCTTTGTCATGCGACTGAGCTCTGTTTGCATTGGGTTTGCGATTACACGAGCAACCTCTCGGCTGTCAACGTAAATAGGAACCTCAATCGTTTGCTTGCGAGTGTAGTTGACATCAAGATTTGAAGACAAGGTTGCGCCCTGTACACTGTTATTAAGCGACTGCAATGATGCATCAAAGGGAGAAGTGTTCACTTCCGGCATCGTCACTGCAGCACTGTCAGCAATAGCTTGTGCCATGCTCGAAACGTTCTTTTGGACATTTGAGAACTTGTCAGTAAGCCCTGCATTTAAGCCGTTCATGATGGCGTTACCAGCAGGTATGAGCAGCTTGGCATCGTAGCTGATTGGGCCTTTATGCTTGCGAATCCAAGAAGCAATTCCGCCAACAAAATCGGTGATCTTCCCCCAAGCTGCTTTAAGGCCATTGAAGAAGCTATCCATGATGGCGCGGCCAGCGTCAGCCAGGCTAAAATTACGAAGTGCATTGAACGCTCCTTTGATGCCATTAACTATTCCACTTACCATGCCAGTAAAACCAGACCATACAGCCTTAGCGCCATTAAAAATACTAGTAGCAGCTCCAATCACAATAGACTTTATATTGTTCCAAGCTGATGAAAAAAATGATGTAATGCTGTTCCACAATCCGGAAAAGAATCCGGGAAGTGCGTTCCAAATTCCCTCGGCTGTGCTGACTGTTCCGCTCCATAGTCCTGATAAGAATGAAACAACACTGTTCCATACGCCTTCGGTGGTAGACACAATACCGCTCCACAATCCGCTGAAAAATGACGAAAGCGCGCTCCAAATAGCGGAAGCGGCAGATACTGCACCATTCCAAAGCCCCTCTAAAGTTGAAACCAAAGTATTCCAAACAGTCATTGCATAAGTTTGAATAAGGCTCCAAATACCGGAGAAATACGTAACAAGACCATTCCAGATCTGACCAGCAGCGGAGACAATACTAGTCCAGATCAGCTGTAGATCAGAGCCTAGCTGTGTCCAATTTAAAGTAAGCAAATCAATGACAATAAGAATGGGACCCATAATAACTGCTTTAAGCATGTTCCAAACACCGGTAGCAACTTGGACAATCCCATTCCAAATTGTCGTCAGGGAACCGCCAAAGGTTGACCATACAGCAGTGGCTACTGCAACTATTCCATTCCACAGAGTCGTGAAGAATGTGGATAGCACGTTCCAAACTGCCGTTGCTGCAGTAACAGCACCTTGCCAGATAGCTGAGAGAGTGGTTGTGAATGCCGTCCAAGCAGCTGATGCCGTGGTCGTAATCCCAGTCCATAGATTGCTGAAGAAACTAGTAATGCCGCTCCAAGCTGTCTGAATACCGCTAATTGTAGAGGTAAACGCACCCGATATTGCGTTCCAAACAGTTTGTGCAACTCCTACAAGTCCTTGCCAAGCTCCTTGTAACCACGAAACAAATCCCGACCATAGTTTTTGGCCAGTCTTGGTTTGGGTAAAAAAGTACACCAGACCAGCAACCACTGCTGCAATCCCAGCAATCAAAAGTACCCACGGATTCATGCCTAAGATCAATCCAAACGCTTTCCAAACACCACCAGCCGTTTTTACGATAGTCCCAAAGTTAGTGATAACGGATATAACGCCTCTAATAGGGCCAATCATTTTAGAAAAAACACCGAGAACGCTTGAAAATCCGCCGATGGCTAATCCAATCACTTTGAAGGCCCCGACAGCGCCAAGAATCGCCGCTGCAAATGATTTAACGATGTCGTTAGCAAACGCTGCTTTAACAATAGCTGCAATTGGCTTCAAAACAGCTACCACTCCGCTTAGAGCGACCTTAACACCGTCAAAAATTGCTTTCCACGGTAAATTAGCAATAAAGTTCCCAACGGTAGTCATCGCTTCCATTGCTGCTACTCCGAAATCTGTAACAGCTTGTTTGATTCCGTTAAATATTCCCGACATTTGCCCATTACCGAATGCCGAATTAAAAGCATCTCCGACCTTTTGAGCGATACTAATTAGATTGACAAATGCAACATTGACTAAGCTACCAACTAGGCTCCAAATGGTTTGTAAAACGGACCCGACTCCTTGGAGAACGGAACTGAGTCCGCTCATCGAGTCGCCCTTCCCCAAGCTGCTTAGTTGTGTCTTGATGTTCAAAATCAATGCCGAAAATGGAGAAAAGAAGTTGCCGATTGATGCTATAACAGAATTAAAATTAATGGCGCCAATCTTATCAATGATTCCGCTAATAACTCCGATAGCGACTTTAGACATTGCCTGCCATGCAGGCTGAAGCTTGTTTGCTAGTGTTTCCTGAAGGCCGTCCATTGCCTCGCCGACTGTCTTGTAACTCGTGGCCATCTTCTGGAAAGCCTTACTGTTGCCTGCCTTTTCGATACCATCGAAGAACTGCTGCGTGCTTATTTTACCGTCTTGAACATTCTGAACCAGTTCTTTGGTGCTCATGCCCATTGCTTTAGCAACGGCTGCCATGCCTGCTGGAGTCTGTTCAAGCATTAGACGGAAATCAGCCCACTGCACCATTGGCTTAGCAGCCATTTGTGTGCCTTGTTCCATCAATGTCTTCATGGCTTGCTTGGGATTATCAGTGGCAGCAGCTAGGCCACCCATACCTTTAACAAGACGGCCAACTCCTTTTACACCTACTGATGCAAACTGCGCATAGGCAGAAGCCATGTCAGATGAACTGTAAATGGTCTTCTGAGCATATGATTGCAATGACTTTTCGATCGAGGAAATCTGCGCAGGCGTTTTACCCAGAAACTTCATATTACCCTCAAACGTCTGCCAAGCTTTGCTTGATTCGTCTAGTTCTCCTACCATGCTTCTCACACCATCGCCAATAGCCCCTACCACTTTGACAAGGCCTATAGCTCCAGCAATTTTGCTAACGGTTGATACAAAATTTCCCGCTGGCTTTGTCGACTTTTCAAAGCTATCGCCGATCTTTGACGCAGAACTCGCAACATTCTTAAAAGTCCCCGAAAAGTTGCGGTCAACGGCGGATAAAATTGCTTCAACACTAAAACTGTCAGCCATGTGTTCCCTCCTTTCTTTCAGATAACGGGATGATTTTGCCTTCGCGCTTCAAACGCTGAAATTCGGCCATCCGTTTCGCAAACACTTGTGCTCTAGTCTGTTTGAGTTCAGTTGTGCTCATCTGTGACACTTCATAATTGGGCTCATAATTTGATCGCACGTTATCAATAGCCGCTTTCTTATCAAAGAAATCATCAAATGTCTTGAACTTCGGCTTAGGATTCTTGCTCCCAGTTGTTGCCTGTACTTGCTGGTTCATCCATGCTTGCTGTGCAATCTCGTTCTGCCTATCGACTTGCTTAAGCTGATAGGCTTCCATGCGCAGTTCGTATTCAACAAGCGTCATGCGTTCAATTTTCCAAATATCAGAAAAGCCTAGATAGGCAAATGCGTTTAACAAGATTTCGTGATACGTTTCTTCACTACTCTTTTGAACGCTTTCGTCCTCATCTAGGCTTTCATGTTTTTTGCTACTGCTTTTACTGCGTTAGCACTGTTCATTTCATTTGTAACTTGTTTAAATAGAGCGTCTAAGTCCGTGTTGCTGTCAATAAAGTCATCGACTTCGTTAGCTGACGGGCGTTTCTTAGATGCCACGGTGGCTGAATAAATGGTGTCTGCTAAAACAGCAGCATCGTATGCATTCAGCCCAGCTAGTGCCTTTGCAACACCCATGCCAAAGTTAATGCCATGCATGACGGCACCCATATTCTTATCCATTTCTCGAACAAAGCGGACACCAAAGTTAAGTTCGTATTCTTTACCGTTAATGGTTAATTGCATGATTTAAAATCCTTTCTTTTAAAGCCGCCCGGGTTTAACCCGCACTGTGACTTTCTTAGGCGACTTGCATCAATTAATTAAGCGTGCGAAGTGGTGGTAGTGGTTGTTCCGCCTGAAACGTTCGTACCTGGGTCTTTATCAGAATCCCACTTGACACCACCGCCGGTACTATCAATGCTAGTGACCTGGCCGACTCCAAGGAATACGTAATCGACCTGTTCCTGAGTTTCGCTGTCCAGCGTTGTCCAGCCACGCTTTGGTGTTCCGTTAACTGAGAATGTGACATCGCGAGTAGAGTGATCATCAGGGTCATTGTCGCTGCTGTCTTCTTGAACGGTAACTTGCATGTACCATGCGTAATACTTGCCATCGGAATTCTTACGCTTGCGGTAGAGAATCCAAAAGTCGAGTAATTCGCCGTTAAACAGTGAATCGTACATTACGTCTGCAATTGCGGCCGTGTTGTTCAGGAACTCGACTTCAAGATCGGTACTTGCAGAACTACGAGTTGCTACATTGCCGTCCTTGGTAACAGTGGAATCACTGTCAACAGACGGATCAAAGGACAGCGAAGTCTGCCAAGGGATAATTTGGCCGCTAACCGTTGCTTGATCGCTATGCTTGCGAGCCAAGGCAACAACGTCCATGCCTTCTAGCACTTTTAATTCATTTGCCATGTTGTGGCCTCCTATAAAATATTTAGATTGAGTATCAGCGTGGCTCGGTTGAGAACCGTGTCAGGGACACTCTGGTCTTGTGTGAACTCTTTTGACTGATCTTCTACACGTCCATAGAATCGGTAGTCATCGGTTAGCACTTGTCCAATCGCGGCACGAAAAAAGCGCTCTGCCATATCAGATACGGTGAAACGCTGTTTTTTGTCGCCCCAGATGTCGATGGTGATCAGCACATTGCCATTGAGTGACGTCTTCGTTGCGGTAGGAACAACTTGAATATCTCCAACAATGACGAAGGGATACGGGGCGTTCTCCTGCTGCATGGGCAAATGGTCATAAGTCTTGTACCCAGATGATTGCGAAAACGCATAGAAGTAATCGTAGAGCTCTTGCTCTGGTGATGTGATTTGAATCACCTACTTTGCTGCTTGTTTAAGCTGATTAATAAACTGCACTTTCTGATAAAGGAACGCAGGCTTCAATACAGGACGTGCCCGCATGAATCGAGTTCCATTTTCGGTGTATGGGTTGTATTCCATTGACATGCCAACTATGCCCGTTAGGCCGCCATCTTCAAGCGATAACTTGATGCCACGCTTTGTAGCACCAGTAGGATGAGCATACACGGTGCCGGTCATTTGCTGAGAACGAGTCTGGAGCTGTGCTGTCTGCTGCTTGACGATTTGCTTGACAACGTCCATCTTTGCTCGCTTAAGCAGACCAGCTACCAGTTTGTCCATGCCTTTTATCTGCATATTGTAGCTAATGCTAGCTTTGCTCATTTCGTCTCACCCACAATCAAAGTGGCGTTTTGAAGCGGGACACGGTCAGTATTGAGGGCATAATGAGTCGCTTCATCGTCAATCGTTAAATAGCTCCAATTGACGGTGACTGGCTCAACTAATCGGATCACCTTTGCCTTTTGAGCATAGTTTCCGAATAGCTGAACGCTTTTGTCTGTTCCCATGTCGGTGACACTGGCAACTGCAGTTGCCACTTTTTTCATACCACCGTATTGATGTGTTTGTGGATTATATTCTTCATCATCAAGCCAAAATGTAACCTCATGATCTAACCGCATACGATCACCTCTTTGGATAGCCAGAAATGAGGCTAACGGTCCCAAGAGACTTGGCATTCTTACCGTTGGCTTCTTTCCAGTCGTTGATGTCGTCAGCGAAATCATCGAAGTCGTTAGACTTGAACGTGAACGACTGGCCTTCTTGCTCGTATGACGTCATTCCTTCGTTCTTACGCCTGTTGTAGCGTCTTACGCATACTTCTAGGGCAATGTAGGCTAACTCATTAGGGAAGGCCTCATCCGTCCGCAAACCGAGCTTAAATCGTAAGGCCTGCGTCGTATTTTGGATAATGAGGTTAAGCACATCATCCTGTGTGTCAGTTTTGATTTCCATCATCGTCTTCAAATCCGCAAGTTTTATTGGATCGCTTTCTGCCATCACTTCACCGCCTTTATTGCTTGAGCGTACTTGTATGAGCACTTCAACTTATCAACGAAGCTAAGGTCTTCACCAAACGGGACTCGATCGGTGTACTTGCCCTTAAAGAAAAGATCATGCATATCACCGGTAACACCAGCATTGTGCATGATCTTGGTTTCGTTCCATCGTTTCACGGGGTCAGTAGCCCAACAAAAATCGAGCTCATCACTGATGACGGGCCCGATATTGAAGTACATCATATTCCAAAGCTGGGCCCACATTTCGGCGGTCCATTTTTGAATGTTGCTATCTACCGTTTGCAGGTATTGCCACAGTCGGTTGCTGTCGGCATACACCTTCCGCCAGTAGTCAGCTGACGGGTGACTGATGAGCCACTGAGCACCACCGGAATTGTGGTTGATCGTCTTAAGCGAATCTACCGTAACCCCGACAATGTCAGCCATGTGTTTCAGGATTTCTTCTCCATGCTCGCACTGCTTGATATAGTCAACGCTGATATAGCTAAGCGTGTTACTACACAGCCAGCGATCAGGCTTTGCTTTCAGCTTGCGAAAGTCTGGCCGTTTACGGAAGATTACATCGCTATCGAAGTAGAAATAGTCCTCTTTTTCGCGTTCGGGGTCCTCAGCTAGATACTGCCACCACAGCCAAGGCTTCACAGACGGGATATATTGCTTGTCTGAGCGCTTGTCGGTATACGTGTGTACTTCTACTCCATATTTGCTGGTAAGCGTTTCTGGCACCTCAGAATCATGCACAGTGAAGAGCAAAACGACATCTTTCATGTCAAACCCGACACTTTGCAGATTAGTTAGGCAGACTTCTAATTCCCATTCGAATCTCTGAATAGCGGGTTGACACAAGATTAGTTTCATTCTGTCCTCCAATCAGCCGCCCGGTTTCCCGTACTGTCCTATTTCGATAGGCGACTTGCATCAATTGATTAAACGTGCGAAGTGGTGGTGGTAGTTGTTTTGCCTGGAACGAGCACTTTGGCTTGCAAGACGTTCTCAGCTTCTGGGAAGCTAGGAAGCGCGGTTGCTGCCGCCTTTTCCCACGTTGCAATTGGATCTTGCGTAGTCTCGTAAACGGTGGTAAACACATTGCCAACAGTGCCCTGTTGAACACCCGGAGTTGAAATCAGTCGGGACTCTTCAGGGGTAGGACCATAAACGGTTTGCCCGAGCTGGTCATCACCAAAGGCTACCAAAGTGTCTTCCGGGAAGTACCGTTCAACGGTATAGATACCTTTGGCTCCCTGCTTACGATACTTGGCATCATACGTGACAATAGTTGGCAAGCCGAATGACTGCATAACCGCATTGAGACTGCCAACACTAGGCAACAGGCCTGCTGTCTTGAAGTAGTCAGCAAATGCTTTACTCCGGATCAGGGCAGTTTGTACCTTGGAAGAAGTCAAGATTCGCGTTGGCGCGTAGTCGAGCAGTGCAAACCAGTCTTGCAAGTCCTTAATCGGATCAGCACCACCAGCATCCCAAGAAGTAGTTGCGGTAACTTGGTGTTCTTCTGGAACATGGTAATCAACATTGAAGTTGAGATTGTTCTCATTAATGGTGATCTTACCAGTTGCCAAAGCCTCCATGCGCATTTTTTCAACGCGCGCATAAACACCTTGAACCAAAACATCCAAGTCGTTGTACACAAGGCTGGTCAGGTAGTTTTGTTCAGCCAGTGTGCGTGGATTGCGTAATGCGATCAGGTCCTTTTCCTTAAGCTGCATCTTACGTTTGATGTAGCCGAGTTCAGCGGCCTGAACACTCGCTTCACGACTGCCAATCTCCGCTTCCGTATCGAATGCAGAAATAGACGCCACGATAGGCGTCTTAGACCCACCACGAAGAAATTCGAAATCCAACTGATTAATTTTGGTTGATGGGAACAAGGTGTCCCCAAGCAATTGCGGGTACTGGCGGTTTTGAACGTAATCAAGTACCGTCTTTTGATTAAACAAATCTAAAATAGCTGGCATAAGTTAATCCTCCTTAGTCAGAAACGTGGCTGAACTTGATTTCTTTCAGCGCAGTGATAGCGTTAGTGGACGGCTTGACTGGCAAGCGAGCTGCGTTCACATATCCTTCAACGATGACGCCTACCGGTTGAGAACCCTCACTGACGTCAACATCATTAATGGTCACACCGACTGCCGTTGCATCGTTCTTTGGATAGATAGAACCTGCTGGCAATACACCCTTTACGACACCATCAGTTGAACTGTCGGCTTGGCGAGTGAATGAAACGAATTTTTCGCTATCCAAGAAGTTGATCTCAGATGCGTTTACCTTTTTACCTGCGTACATAAAAGTACCTCCTTAATTTTGTTTCCATGGGTCGTTGACAACTTGGCTCTGCTGATTCCGTTGTTTAGCAAATGCCACGCCCGGAGTCTCCACCTTTGAACCATGCGTTTTGGGTGTGCTTCCCTTAAGCAACTCTTGACGAACACCTTCAGCCACTGCCTGATCATGCGCAATGAGCCACTTTACATTCGCCTCAGTAGATTCTGCCTCTGGCGTTACAACGTGCTGCAAATCGTCCTCGGTGACTGTCAGTTTGGCGTCCTCAAACATCGATCGAGCCTGTTTGCCCATCTCGTAGGTGGCAAGCTGTGACTTGAGTTCGTCTCGCTCTTTTTGAGCCTTTTCTAGCTCATAGTCTTTCTTCTGGTCGGCATTCATCTTGGCCAGTTTTGCAGCTTCGTCAACGGCAGCTTGCTTTTCCTTCTCGGCACGAGCAAGGCGCTTTTTAACAATATCGTTGACCTGCTCATCGGTGTAAGTATGCTGATCAGAGCTTTCATGAGAACTATCTTGGCTATTTTCCGAGTCTTGAGCGTTGGTGTCATTGTCACTTTGAGATTCGCCGTTTTGCTGGTTCTCTTGACTACCGTCAGCACCAGTATCTTCAGCGAAAAATTGCAAATTCATCGGCATTAAAATCTTGGGAATCATGTTAAGAACTCCTTCCACAGCTTTTTAGACGGATCAGGCTTGCGTCTTAATTTACCGGAGCTTTTATAGTCGATCACGCTTGGACTTGATGGCATAAAAATAGCCGCTAGCTGCGGCTTATAAAAATCCTTTACGGCGTTGTGCACCTCTAGATCGTTTATCAAGCTCGTGTTTGGTTGATGCCGCCTTTTCAGCGACATCTGCCAACGCGTATCCACAAGCGCTTGTACTATTGAATACTGCTGTCCGTTTCACGCCTGTTGCATTGCCAGTATATTCAAAGCTGAATCCCTTAGTAGTTGGCTTGAAATCAGAGACATTATCAAACATGTATGTCTGTCCATTATTTGTAAAAACGATTAGTTGCTTCATTGCTTTTCCTCCTGAATATGCTGATTTAGTGTCGGCAGTAAATGACAGTGCCATATAATTGGCAAGTGTCGCATTGTCGATTATCATCAGTTTGCCATTGACATATAAATTGCCATTCTGAATGGTCACATTGTCATCGCATCGATTGTATGCGGTGAGGATAAGCGCTCCTAGCTGATAATCTTTGATGCCATTAGCTAATGCGGCCAAATCAAGTAGTCGTTTCTTGATGCCTTCACGAGTTTTCAAATCTTCATTGCTCATGGTAATTCCTCCTAATCATCGTCTGGCATATAAGCCGCAATGGAGCATCGGCAATTGGGGTGAACTGGAATATCTGGCACATCGTCTACACGATAAATGCCTCTACCAGTTCTACCACCTTCTGAAATCTCCTTGCATACATCACACGCGCTTGGTTCAGCCACCCATTTGCAATAGTCATAGCCAAACTTATTGAAGCTATCTAATTGTGCCTGTGTCTGAATACGGGCCGACTCAGTACGTGCAATTCGTTCTGTCACATAGCGGTGATTGTTCACCGTTTCTGCCACTTGACCGCGTAACTTGCGAGCAATCTTTAGTGGGCTCTGTCCTTGAATGGTGGCGGCAGTCAATAGCTCATCCAGTTCAGCTTTAAGAATGTCTTGGTTGATCCAAATGCGCTGTGAGAAGGTGTAATCTCCCTCTCGTTTGGAGAGCAATTTGGCTAAATCAGTGTAGCCGCCCTCAGATACCGTCTCTCCGAGTATTCCAGCTTGCCGTTTGATCTCGGATTGATAATCCTTACTCAGCTTGGAAACAAGATCGGCGTTCACTTTCATGTGTGCATCAAGCATTTCTTGACCAATCTCACTCTTGAGCATTTCTAAGCGATTAATGCGCATGGTAGCGTTGTATAGCTTGAGACGATCATTGACATCCTTGCTAAAGTCGAAATATTTGAGCGGTTCACCGTTGTACATCTTTCTAGCATCATCGACAATCGACTTTGCTTCCGCTTGATAAGCTTTAATATCGGTGGCCATTACTGCTTGACGCGCACCGGCCATACTGTCGTTGCTATATGCGGCATACTTGGCAAGCTCTGAATCAATATCCTTTTGAATGTTGGTTAAAGCTTTGTCAAAATATTCCTGAATTCGGGCATTGAACGCCTCGTCATTCTTAAGGTTATCGACAATCCATTTCCGTTCAGCGGCCGTTCGCTTATTCCAGTAGGCAGAATTACTCGCTATCTGTTGCTGAGTCGTTGTTGTCATCATTGCTCCCTCCATCAGTCGAAGGCTTGCCGTCTGGGGTCAGTTCAAATCCTTTGCCCGCATCTCCCAGAATCTCGGCAGCTTTCTCCTCATCAAAGGGAAACGCGGAAGTAAGCATTTGAATAGCTGATTCTCTTGGCAAAGCATGTGAGGCAACCTGCTGCACGATTGAAATCATAGACGTGATCTGAGATCCATTAAGGCTTACTTGCTGAACAGTCTTAGCATCTGTGCCGCTGGCATCGTCACCATTCATGAATTTCTGGAAGTCTGGACTTGATGGGCTGTTAGTAGCAGCGTCCTTTGCTTTCTGGGCAGTCTCGTCAGCAATACGTTTAATTTCAGCCTTAGGATCATCGACAAACGATAAGGTACTCAGCATGGTTTGATCTGATACAAGCCCTTTGAGTTTAGAAGCCGCGTCCGCTTCGTCGGTAATGTTCTCCGGAAGATTTCGCGTGAATGCGAAGTTAAGCTTTTGCCAGTCATCAGATTTACTTTCTGGAAGGATTGTCCCAACACTGAATGCAATCTTGTAAAGGGACCGGAGTGACTGTGTGAACTTACGATCTTGATTGGCCGCTAGGTTCCTCATTGGTAGCAATTTGTATTGCAATGCAACACCAGAGCTATTGCCGCTGAATGCTTCATCGTTCAAGTTTGCAACCATGCTGATCTGATAGATCATGCTGATGAGGCGGTCAATGAGGTGCTCTTGAATGGCATCGCCATCAGGCTTGGTAAGAAATTCAGCTACGCCTTGAGCAGAATCAGCGTCTGGCGCATAGATGATTTGGTTGCCGTTAAGATCGAGTTTGGGGTTACCATCATCGTCTTCATCAAGTTTCAGACCCTTGAGAACCAAGTACGCATTGTCAAAATACTCATTCTGGTTCGCCTTCTGGCTTAGCACCTTGTCTAACGCATTGATGAGCGTCTCGACGTTTTCAAAGATGCCTTGACGCTCGGTGTTCATGAAGAACTCAACTGCTGGTACTTCGTTAAATGGGTTAAATCCGTCTGTCCCTTCAAGGCGTGTCATATCAAGTCCGTATATGCCGTCTCTCAGGTATACCTTTCCGGCCAACGTCTTGTCTTCATCATGCCAATACATGACAAACGCAATGGCTTTGTGCGCTACCGTGTCATCATAGACAATGAATGAATTGATAGGCGAGCTGTACGCAATACACGTCTTGCTGTCTTCGTCCTGATACAAAAAAGCAAGCGCCCGTCCGTAAATGGATGCTTGCTTGCTGATCTCGCTTAATTTGTCCTGAACGCTGTTCGTATCGTTCCACTCTTGCAGCACGGTGTTGTCCTGTGTGTTGTCGAGCGTGATATTTGGTGGAATGCCAATGTAAAACCCATTGTAGGTATCCACGATATAATGAGCCAAGTTACCAACAAGACGATTGTCTGGCCCATGATCCTTTTTCGCATCATCAATAATCTGGTGCTTACCGAGGTACATTTTCTTTGCTGGAAGGTACTTGTTTTTAGCTAGATCATCATTGGCGGTAATAAACGCATTGATGTCATCGCCAGTCAGCTCTTCATCAGTCGGGAAAATGAACACATCTCCGTCTGTGATTGAGCCTTTACCTTGAACTGTTAATATGATGGCCACCTCCTTAGAAGTATTTGCTTGTGTTCTTGAACGTATGAGCTGCATTTCTCCGTTTGATTACCTGCATGACAAAATACCTCATGGCGTCCATTGCGTGGTCATGTGCCTTGACCACTTTGTCTTCGCCCTTTTGACTGGCCTTGTCATCCCACACATAAGAAGCGAACTCTTTGAACAGATTAGTTAGCCCAGGTGTGAACTTGATCTCACCAGAGTTCATAGCTGTTTGCGTTTCTCTAATGCCGTTTAGCACATCGTTATCAGCTTTAATAACCCGATACCGGCGTTCTCTCAGTTTGGCAATAAATGAAGCCGCTGATGGATCAACAATCACTTCACAGCGTATGTCACCGACAAATTGGCTGAAATCCCGAGCGTATTCATCATCTGTCTTCTGTCTGCTGCTATGCCGTCCATCGTAGTAATACTCTTTGAGGCAATACCAAACAGACCCATATTTACCCCAAAGTAAGAAAACTGTGGGGTTCTGTGTGCCATAGTCCACACTGACATAGTATCGGCTTGGTTGCTGGCTTGGATTGCTGATCATCTCGTCTTTATTGAAGTTGTCGTAGACAATTCCATCAGCCAGAACCCATTGTCCCAGAATGTATCGCTGGTAAAACACTCCTGAGTACATATGTTCGTACCTGTCAATAACTTCATCGCTCAGGCTTGGATTGTCCGTCATCACAAAGTGGAGACGCAATGCGCGTTTATCGTCTGCTTGATCAATCCAGTCAGTCTTGAACCAGTGATACGGGCCCTCTGGGTTCATATTGAACCAGTATTTGCCGCCAGTAACGGAAACACGCGCTGTCGCTTGATTGACAAACGACTGTGGCATGAGAGCTGCTTCATCAAAGAACATTCCGGCAAGTGTGATCCCTTGAATCAGATCTTGGCTGCTTTCATCTTTACCACCGAATAAGTAGTAAAGATTGGTTCTTCCGTCAAGGCTGATTTCCAGCATGTTTTCTGAACGCCGATCCACAACCGAGAATCCCACTTGTTGCAACGTTTGTTTGAGTGGCCTGATAACATTTCGACGCAATGATCCAATGGTTTTGCCGGCAATGCCAAATTGCTCACGGTCAAACATAATCATGCTCCACAGAACATAGCTGATCGACATCGCAAACGTCTTTCCAGAACGCACGGCACCATCAGCAATGATAGTCTGCTTGTCTGGATAGCGGCGCCACCAGTTGATGATGTCTAACTGTTTCCCTTTGAATTGATCAATCGGGGTTGTCATTGACATCACCGTCCTTTGGAATGCTTTCATCAATTGCGGCTAAAAGCTTGTTCAGTCCTCCATCTTGTCCTTCTGGTGTGCGATAGGCATTGGCCTTGGCTTCCATGATGTCAGCCTCAGCTTTGGACTTGCGAACATCAGCCTTAGTTTTCTCAATATCAGTAATAATCTTCGTTAGCTGAGCATTGAGCAACTCATCATTGCCAGGGTAACGCTTTAACAATTCGCGTCCTGCTGCCATGCGGTCTTTGATGCTTGGATCGTTTTCAACAGACTCTGCACCGTCTGGAGTGCTAACTATAATTGTCTCTTTTGCCTCTCCACGGAGAACGGTAGTGAAGTATTGAAGCACCTCAGCAGCCTTGGCAATCTTGTCAGATTCTAGGCGTTTCATGCGTTCGTCGATGGCAGCTTTAATGTTAGGTTTTGTTAGGTTTTCTGCACCGGCAAACCTAGCCGTTCTTTTGCTGTATCCTGCTTCTAGTGCCGCTTTGGTGGCATTGCTATCAGCAATATAAGAATCAACGAACTTCTTCTGTTTTGCTGTCAGTCGCATTACATATCACCACACCTTCCTTCCATTAAAAAAGCGGTAGCTAGTTAGCTATCGCTGGTTATAATTCATTAAGCTGTTGTTACTCCTGGATTGTCTTTACTAGGCTGTTTCTTCTTATCAGCCTTGGCCTTGTCCCGCTGTTTTTTCAACTTGTCCTTGAGGTTCTTATAGACGTCTTTTGGTGACGGCAAGTGGAATGCCACAGTATCCACCCCCTTTTTGACAAGCATACCTTACTTTCAGGATGTGCGTATCCGCCTCGCGTCTTAACTTGATTAGAGCGTGAACGGACAATTTCTCTGTCAATCTTGCCGATGGTCCACGCTTCAACTTTCGGCATGTAAACGCCGTATTTTGTTGTAATCATTTGAGCCATGAAATCACCTCACACATAGTAAATGGCACGGGTATCATGATCGCTGTATTCGACCAACTCAAACGTTTTGTGAGCAACCACGCCAATGTCATCAGTCCACTGATCGGTTGGCTTGCGCGTTGATACTTGACGTTGAACGAATCCACCTAGGTCTTTGCTCATCTCTGAATGCAGATGCCCCGTAAACAGTTCGCGATTCTGTGCTGTACCCAACATGAATCCAAACTCATCAAGATACTTCGCAAGGTAGTTGTTCTTGCCCTTGTCACCATGAGTGGCACCAATGAAGTTGCGGCCTAACATTGCACCTTTGTAATGCTTAAGTGATATGTCCCAAGTGATGTTCGGCTGGTTGCTGTAGGCGCGTTTCAATAGACGAGCAAACATATACCCAACTGACGGATCATGATTCCCGGCACAATACATGACCTCACACTCATTGGCGTTCTTAATGATTGCTTCAATCAGTGTCTCGAAGTATTGCTCCATTTCATTAACGGTCTCGCCTAGGTCAGTTGTTTCGAGCTGTGTGCCCTTTGCTGTGGTCGAGTTGATATTGTCCACGTGAGCTAGATCACCGCCCAAAATGAGCAATATTTTGGCGTAGTGGCCGCGTTCAATGATTTCTAGTTGCCGTTTAAGAGATTCAGCATAGACATCAAACGTGTGACCATTGAAATGTGTATCAAATGCCGGAATGACCAGATAGCGATCTGATTCCACAAAAATAGGAGCCTTAGCTTGATACGGCTCCTTGTGTGTGATGATGTCATTCATCAATGATTCATATTGTTCAGCATCGACTAGCGGTCTGATTTGTATCTTGCTCTGGAAGAGCGTTGCTTCAGGTTTCTGCTTCCAGTAGTTGCTTGTGGCACGTACAAGCTCCCACTTAGTGTAATCATACCCGTGAGCTTCCAGCACCTCTCTAGGAGTCATTTTATGGCCCCTGACAACCTTTAGAATGGTTTCACTGGATTGTGTACCGTCTGAATCGTATTCATTTTTCAGTGGCTTCTGGAACTCGATCCCAAGCCGTCTTGCTTTTCCCTGAAGCGCATCGTAGCTAATTCCTAGCTTGTCTGCCGTCTCACGTCTGGTAAAGCCTTCAGAGGCGAGTTTCCTAATGCCGCTGATTTGTTCATCTGTCCATTGCATCTACTCGCCTCCTAAAATTATGCACAAAAATAGCACCTCACCGTTTGGCGGAGTGCTCAAGTTAAGAGCTTCAAAAAACTCTATAATCTCTTTTAAAAACCGTTTAGCGCCTCATTATTATCAATATCTTTCTCAATCTCTGCAATCAATTCCGACATTCGTGAGTTGAAAGCTTTATCGTCCATCCCATCTGGCCTATGAAGCTTAAGTTTTTCGGATGTAAAAGCGAAATCGTCACAAAGAAATTCTCTAGCATTGTACACTATGAGATTCAATAATCGTTTGATAATTGTAATGTTGTAATTGTTTGTGCTTTGTTGAGCATCTTCTATGATTTTTTCAATTGTAATTGGCTCATTACCGCTTATTTCCTTCGCGACAAAATCGAATTCATCATTATATTTTTCCATAAGGAAACACCTCTGTTTACGTATTGCACGACGTAACGAAACACATTCTGCTATTTCAAGTTGGTTAAGAAGGAAGCCACATTTTTTGTGCCATTTAGCAGCTTGCCCCACGGAGAATTATCATTCAAAAATTTCTCACCTTTGTCGGTAATGTTTGTCGCGTTAACACGCCAATTTCCAGCCATGTCTGGCGGATATCCTCCTAATACAAATCCACTTGTAATTAAAGCATTGATTGCTGATGAGACATCGGAATTAGTATTGAATTTGTCAATTTGTTTAGCATTGTATGGCATTCCATCAGCAATATTTTTTAATATCGCATATTCAAGTGCCTTTGATTGTTTTAAATTTAATACCAAGTAAATCACCTCTCAGGAATCGTACATCAAATTCCTAGATTGCATAATTAAAGTTACCACCCAGAAAATGTGAAAAAAGACCTGTCCGTTCTTGCTAAAATGGTGTTTGCATAACATACCATCTAGAGAGAAGGACAGGTCCCATGGCCATTATAACCTTAATTGAACGATCTCAGATAGAACTGATGCAACACCACACGATTCAATACATCGCCGCGACCTTAGGCCGCTCTCGTATTTCTATTAGGCATGAGCTTCACCGTTGCCCTGAAGGTGATTACTGCGCCATTATAGCTCAGGATCATGCCGATACTTGTCGGCATCGTTGTGGTCGGCACTCGATTTTAACGCCTAAGTTGAAGCGGATGGTAACTGAGAAGCTAAACCTAGGTTGGTCCCCTGAAATGGTCGGTTATGCCGTTCACTGTGCGCCACACACGATTTACCACTGGATTTATCAAAGACAAGTCGATTTTCAGCCAAGCCAACTCTTTGATCACGGTAAACGTCATAAAAGAAGACAAGACCTTCGGTCGCGCTATAACCAAGCAGTAGGCACCTCAATTGAGATTCGCAGTGAGTCAGCTAATCGGCGAACCGAAAAAGGACATTTAGAGATGGATACAGTTCGCGGTGGTCGCGGGTCAAAGGCTGCTGTTTTGACCATTGTCGATCGGGTGACACGTTTAATGGCGACAACTAAGCTTGA